AGACGTCTGTCCCCGTCAGTAACCAGCTGGTCAGGTGCAACACGGCCCGTAGAGGTCTGTGATACCGTCGTCACAGGGCTTTCCATTACAGGCTTTTTATTATCACTAGGGGGAGTTGCTAAGCTAGGGGCAGGTTTTGCTGAACCGCCTGAAACGAAATCATCATAGGCATCTACTGTAGATTGACTTACGCCTTGAGCTTGCTTCGGCACTTCAGATGCGAGGTCTACCTGTAAGTCTTCAGCTAGCTTTCCTATCGTCTCAGCTTTGTCTTCAGGGTTGGTCGCTGAAGCAATAACGCTTGAGACTTCTCGCTGTAGCTCTGGACCCCCTACTTGTTTTGCTTTATCGGCAAGCTGATCGGTATGATATGCGTTAATGAGATCGACACTGTTTCGACGATCATGCAAATCAATTAAAGTCTGTCCATACAAAACCCCGCCATCTGTAGTACGGAAAGCCTGTTGAGTTTGCTCAAACAACTCATCTCTCGTAAACAATTTTGTGTCGGCGTCAGGGTCGTTACTTCCAGTTACAGTAAGTACGCCAAACGATTCGGGGTCCCCGTTATAGTTACCACGAGCTGCAAAGACTTCTTCGCCGTTTTCATTTGTACCTTTAGATTCTATAACTGTAACTTTAAAACCTGGAGGGAACTTACTGGCTCCTCCTGCATTAATATTAGCAATTGCAAATTTTTGTGCGTTACTACCTGTAACAGTAAACCCCTCCTTTAATTTATCTGTTAACCCTATGCCGTCTTCTCCGCCTTTACCTGCGCCCTGCATAATCCATTCATTATCACGGCCTGCTGTATATAGCTTATTTAATCCAGCTTGTTTTTGCTTTGAGTCAAAGTCGGCTTGTTCACGTGTGTTTTGGGCTTCAAGTAAACCTAAACGCCTTTCGTTATAATCCTTTTGATCTTTTCTGTCTCTAGCGCCTTGATACCCCGCAAGACCGCTAGCAAAACCACTTAAAGCTGATGTAGCCATACCAATTACCTATATAAGAAAAGCTGCGATTATCGCAGTCGAAGCCAACGATCCAGCCATTGAATATGTTTGAGCTTTAGAGTTTGCTTTTGCAGCATCATAAGCCTGTTTACGTTGGTTAGCATCCGCTGCTGCACTACCAAGTTGACTTTGAGAAGACCTATTTAAATCTTGTCCAATATTAATAAGGTCAGATAAAAGAGCTTGATTTGCTTCACGCTGCGCTATCCTAGAATCACTTAGTGCTTGTATAGAGCCTAACGTAGAAGCCCGTTGTAACCCTCTTTCCTGTTGTTTTCTTTGGGCTGGAGTCAGATTAGCACCATAACGACTTAAATTTCTTTCAGCTACTTCTCCCGCAAGACGGTTTGCTGTTGTTGCATCTTCTCTTGCAGAGTCTATTAAAGAAGTGTCAGTTTGCGATTTTTGTATCTGGTTTAATTCAAAATCACGATAGTCCCTAACGTAATCTTCATACTCCCCACGAGTTATATTAGCAAAAGTTTTTTCGGGGTCCGAAACAACAGGCAAACTACTAATTGCGCCGCCAGAAACATTTTGATTCTCTTGATAATACCTTTCGGCTCCTTCACCTAAACGCCCGAACCTCCTTCTTTGCATTGCCATTGAATTTGCCATAATGATTTATCCTAAGCTTACTTGATTAGGTAATTCTTCAAAGAATGCTGAACCAAAATCACCAAGTTTACCTTCCTCAGCCAGTTCTCCACCCACAGTCCCTGCTACTTTCATACCAGCTTTTATTGCCGCATTTTTTACTGTTAATTTATTTCTAGCTTTTGCCAATGCGTCACTAGTAGCTAATCGGGATGCTTGCGCCATGCCAGTCGCTGCGTCTGCAGCTTGGCCTCTAGCCACGCCTAATACATTTGCAGCGGCTTTGTTCTGTATATTTTTAGCAGATTTGTCGGCTACCCCTAACTGCCCTGTAAGAGCCTGTGAAAGATCGCCAGTAGCACCAATATTTTGAGTACCTCTATAAGTAGGAGCAGATGTTAAAGCCTGCATAGTATCTGCGCCTGCCCGACCACGAAGAGCTAATCGATTATCCTCAGATTGACTTTGATCCCGCATCTCTCTAAGCAAGGGCGCGTAATTTGATTTAAAAAAATCATAGTTTGCTTTGGCAACCGAAGCCGAAGTTTTTTCTGCTTCAGTGGCTTCATAATCTTTTTGTTTAGGTCTTCCCATTTTTATACCTCAAGTCTGTACACAACAGTATCTAGTTCCCAACCCGCGCCTAACAAAATAGGCTGAATAGCTTGATGAGCAGTCTGTACTTCTAAAGCCTCCATACCCAACTCTTTCGCTAGTGCTTGGAAAAAAGGATAGTATTTCAACATGTTCTTATCGCCTCTTTTGTAGGCACACGCTATCCAGATAAAGAAAGTCTTTTGGTTAGTAAATCGATTAACTTCTGTAGTCGAAATAACAAACCCTTCAGGAGCTTTCCAATAAATGGCTTTTTCCGCAACCACTTCTGCATAAACGTCTTCCACTCGGAAAGCCAAATTCGGGCAGTCGTCCAAAAGAGACTGAATATAAGGGCGAACCCTATCCCAATCTTCACGAATGCTACCAATAATCGGTTCAAAAACTTTTTCATCGTTTTGAATATTTGGTACGTGTAAGCCTATAACTTGGCCCTGTTCCACTATATCTCACCTTTCTAGCTACTCTTGATGCTGTTTGCCGTCCGCGTTTTTCAGCGGCATCTAACCCTTGAGCAAACAACGATGCGTAAATTTGCGCCCCGTCATAATCCGTCCACTCCCTGCCTGGAAGTCTTAACAACCTGAAAATAGTACCGTTAATTATAGTGTCTCTATAATCATTCATTATATCAGTGTCACACGAACTGGACGTATGAGTAGGCTTTAACGCTACTCGTAATAACAGCCCGTTTACCTTTGTTTCATTGGGTACAGGTGCTACATAAAAAAGAGAAGGCGACTGCTTAACAAAGTACTCTGGTCGTCCTTCATAACCAGATTGTCTCCATTTAGGCTTACGTTGTTCTAACAACGCATTTGTAATCGCCTCTAAATCTTCCCCGTCATAAGTCATCCATATAATTTTGTGGACTGATGTACCGCTAGGGGGTTCCAAATCATACTCAAATATATTTTTTACTGTAGAAACAGGGTCCAACTCTTGCTGATAAACTTCCGTTTTCTCACACAGTTCAATAACAGCCGCACGAATATTCTGTTCGATAAGAGTATCAGTACAACCCGGCACTACTGGAATAATTTCAGAAAGTAACGACTCATAAGAAGCCATTATAAGATTACCTCATTTGAGCTTGTTGAGAAGGTAAAGTAACATTACTCGCCACATCAACATTCGGTGAAGTAATCGCGTCTATCTGACCTTTACCTGTAACCGAATTAATAAAAAGATTGTAGTGGGTACCTGCCCTAGAAGCATTACCCGCATATTCTGCATCTTTTGTATACGCCCGAAACAGAACATAGTCTGCAACTGCATTGGCAAAAATATCAGGTATATCCAAGTTACCATTCTGTGCGACAGTAGCAGGGTTTGCTGAATAAACTATCTCAGCATATGCATTACCAGCAACACCCGGATACACATAAAAAACACGAGGGTTTTGCTCATCATAAACGTAATGTTTAACGACAGTAGTGTGCGCTGCATCCGTACCAGATGACGCAGAAGCGTTATGCCAATTAGGAGTTTGAGCATCTAACACTTCGCCAGAGACTAACCTAATTGCTCTGCCTCCTGTAGCACCTCCAGAAGTATCAGACATATTTCTAACCAGTGCTAAGAGTCGATTACCTGCGGTTGGTATAGTTTGGCGAGTACCTGTTACTAACTGCACATTAGCAGTTGTAGCACTTGCATCAGGCTTTAATAACGCTATTTCTCTTTGGGCATCATTTACGAATAAAACCAACTCCCCGACAACAGGCCATCGTATACCAGTGGTATCCTGTAAGACCACCTGTACACGATCTATAACGCTTTGTACGGTTACAGTCATATCAAACCTCTATCTGTTTAGGGCTTCTTGCCAAGCAGCTTCGCGCTCTTCGGGAGGAATCGTATCCCCCATCTTTTTGTTTATAACAGCGGCTTTTACACCCCCGTCAGCTTTAAAATCATCAGGGTTGCCTTCGTTTATAATCTCTATAAACGTTTCAACCAGCCCCTCACGCAACGTAGGTGCTTCGGGTTCCGCTTCTTCAACTGGTTCTTCTTCCAGTTCAATCTCAACTTCGTCTTCAACAGGCTGCTCTTCCTCAGGAGAAGGCATACCAGACAAAGATCTAGCACCCATCTGCACAGCGACTAAGCCAATCTCATCTGAGACTTCTCGCTCTTCCCCAGGATGCAATAAAACAACCGCGCCACTTAACATGGCAATTCTAACTTCCGTGTCAGAAACAATTCTCATGATTAATAACCCTTCTTCATCATTTTTCTAGCAGTCCTTCGTGTTGGATAAGGTGAAGTAGGTTTCTTTGGAGTACCTTTTCCCTTCTTATCATTACCATTACCGTTTTTATTTCCCGGCATCTATCTCTCCTTACTTAAAATCTTTAGCGGTTGGGCGTCTGCCATTTCTATCCAGAAAATTAAGATATTTACGAAGGCCTTTTGGACCAGTAGTTAAACCAGCTTTTACTAGCTGTTCTCGTGTCACATTAGCCAAAGTTCTTTTACCAGTTGTAGCACCAGTCCTCGAAACATTTCTGCTTCCCTTACCAGTTACCCTTGGTCTTTTAGGAATGCGATCCGTCTTCTTTGCCTTCCCAGTAGTTTGTGTAGTAGTAACTTTTTTATCCCCACGCATTTCACTTGAAGAAGTTTTAGTTATCTTAGGTTTAGTTGTAGGAGACTTAGGTTTATTTTTAGGAGTACTGTCAACCTTAGTATACCTAGACGCTGTAGGTTTCACTCTTACGTTTGCTTTTGCTGCTGCCCGTCGAGCTGCAGGGCTGTTGCCCCCTCTCCTACGTTCAGCTGTTGTTTGTGTTTTGATCTTACGATCTTTTCTTCTCGACTTCCTAGTGTAAGACATTATTTATACCTCGTATAAAAGCCCCCTCCGAAGAGGGGGCGTTAACTCTATGCTACGAAAGCGTACAAAGTGATTGTACCAGTAGTAGCCCCAGTACCGGGGGCTGTCTGAACAAGTACATCAATTGTGTCGTCAGCAGTAAAGGCAACAGGTGCGGTTGCAGTTGAACCGTGTGTTGCGTTACCAATTGCAAACGAGCTTGCAGTTCCGCCTGCTTGACCGATAGTTGAACCATCGATGAAAGCTGCGGTTGCGCCGCCGTAACCAACGTCAAGTACAATAGCGGGGGATCCGTTGGTGTCTAGGTCAGTAGTAGTAAGTACTATACCAACAACAGTTTCACCTGCGAAAACATCGACCATTTGTACGACATCGGAGCCTGCTAAAGCTGCAGTTACAGAATAAGTAGCCTGTCTTACACCTACGTTTCCTTGCGGATAAGGTTTAAACGAGCTATTACCCGATACTGCGCCAGAAGTTAAAGTAGCCATTTTCTATATTCTCCTTGCCCTACTGAGCTGTATCAAGAGCGATTACGCCGAAGTCTTGAACGCTACCATTGTAGTCGCTGTTGTACTTAGGCTTCCTAAGACCAAAGATCTTACCAATAGAGATACCAGCCTGATTCTGATAGTCGAAAGTATCTTCAACAATCTCAGGGTTACCGATATCAGCCATTGCAAGAGCTTGAGCGCCACAGAATAGAGCACGTGCGCCGTCAACGTCAGCGTCTGCGCCCCACTTGTATCCAGCCGCGCCAGCGTTAGAAGAAGTACCAGAGGTAGCACCTTCTGTGCTGAATACGTGGCGGAACTCGTGAACCATAACGCCGTCAACCATCAAACTGCTTGTTCCAGAGAACAATTGATTGTTTGGTCCTCGTGCAGACGCTTGACGTACGTTAGTCAAGAAGTCTGAATCGAGCTTCAGGTCAGCC